CATCTATTAATAATGAACCGGCTATAGAACAAAGCCCTTCTGATTTAGATTTGAACGGGAATACACCAGATAAGTATTTAGATAATCCACCTCAGTAGTATATGCCTATCATTAGGAACTTAAAGGAAGACTTTCTTGAAGGTCGAATGGATAATCTCCGTACTGTTACTTATGCAGAATCGGGGACACAGGATCCTTTTGTTACTAAAGATTTAGAAAATCCTCCTGAAAATAGAGGTTTATTATTACAAGTTAATAAAAGAGTAGATGATCTAACAAGGATATCAAAATTATTAATTAACAAACCAGGTCTAAAGTTTGCAGCTAATGAAGCTTTATTAAAACAAAGTGAGTTAACTAAGAAACTAGAAGGTAATAATAAAACAAAAGTTGGTAATATAATAAGAAGAGTAGGAGGTACTGTAAAACATGTAGCTCAAGTAGTAGGATCTACATTAGCACAAGTTCCTGTTAACGGTACCGGTACTCATTTTGTAAGAGGTTTTAGAAGTGATACTTATTTACAACCTTTTGATCAAAATAGCGGATTTGCAGAATTTTTTGGAGCAGGAGGTATAGAAGGAAGCAAGTATGCTCTTGCAGGTAAACCAGTACCTCATGAAACTAATTTAGATAATTCTAATTTACCTTTTAATACTACTAAAAATCCTGGGGATTTGAGCAGTTTTGCAGTTAAGAGTAAAAGTAACATAGGAATACAAGGTGACTTTGGTGATAATTTTAATACTTTTAGATTAGATACTAATAGTGAAGAATTACCCTACTATAGTAAAACTGATATTACTAATGTTAATGTCTCTAGAAAAGGAGTAGCATTTCCTGAAACTTTAAATAATTTTTTACAAACTACTGCACGACCTTTAACATTAGGTCCTGATAAAACTTCTACCGGAGCTTTTGTAAGCGGTACAGGTCGGGTTAATAGTAATCCTAATTTAAGATTTAATAAATTTAACCCAAGATTTAATACTGAATTTTATAAAAAAACAGAAGATACTGTTAATATAGTTAAGGTAGGTAAACCTGTTCAACGAGGCAAAACAGTAAAAGTACCATCAGGATTATCTAATGGAGGCCCTTTAGTAGATTTATTTGTTCCTTTTTTACCTATTACAACAGCAGCATCTGGTAGTTTTGGAATTAGTAATAAAATAGGATTAAATGACCCTGTTGAAAATCCAGTTTCAGGTTTGACTACTAAAGTTTCATCAATAAAACCTTTTGCTGAACGTACCAAAGCTAATACAAAAACTAAACTATTTACTAACGAAAATATATTACAAACAAGTATTTCGGGTAGAATACCTTTAGATAAAGCAGGTATTGAAACTACAAATACTATAGCTGGAAGTACAAATAATAAACGAGACGGAGGTGAAATAAGTAATCTTCTTACCAATAAAGAACCTAATGATCCGTCAACAACTAATAAATTTAGTGATAGTTCTTCTTATATCTCAAGATTTCAATCCTCTCCTAGTTCTACTTTAGAAAATATTAACTCAGTACAACAACAAAATTTCGTAGTAGGTACCGATGGTGTAATACCTCTTAGATCTATAGGAGGGACAGGAGATCCTTTGCAACTAAGATCTTTCGGATTAACTGATAATTTTGTATTAAGCGGCAGTTATAAAGGTAGAGTTTCATCAATAGATAATTCTAAATCTCCTGGTTTTTTAGAAGATTTTAGATCTAAAGGTCAAACTGCTAATATACCTTTATCGTCTACTGATTTTACAGGAGAGGTACAAAGAGAAATTAAATCTTATGCTTTAGATTATACTAAAAATAGTATTAAAAAAGAAACTAGAATAGGATTAGGTGATCAAGGTTCATTAAGTAGAAAAAGAACTAGTTATACTGAATTAGATAATACAGGTTTAACTGTAGATGCATTAAATGCTTTAGATGTTCAAACTTCACCTTTAGCTGGCGGTACTTCACCGGTTTTAGGAGCTTCTGGTAGTAGAGATTTAATTCAATTAGAATTTCAAGTATTAACACCCGAAGAAACTTATTATTTAGGATTTAGAGCATTTTTAGATACTTTTGACGATAGTTTTAACGGTGCTTGGAGTTCTCACCAATACTTAGGGAGAGCTGACAATTTTTATACTTATTCTGGTTTTGATAGAAGTATTAATATAGGGTTTAAAATAGCTGCAGCTACATCACAAGAAATGAAACCTCTTTATAGGAAAGCTGCTACATTAGCTTCAGTAACTGCACCTACTTATAAAGATAATGGCAGGTTTATGAGAGGTACTTTAGCTAGAATAACTGTAGGAGACTATATATATGAACAACCAGGTATTATAGAATCAGTTCAATATACTTGGCAGAAAGATTACCCTTGGGAAATTTCTTTTTCTAATCCAGAAGGAGGAGAAAGAAGTCAAATACTTCCTCACGTATTAGATATCTCTGTATCTTTTAAAGTTATACACGATTTCTTACCAGAAGCAGGTATTAACCCTTTAATAACTAATCATAGACCTACAGGTAATAAAGATACTTATATTACATTAGGTTCATAAATAAAAATTAATTCATATATTATAATATGGGTAGAAGATTAAAAAAAATAACATTAAGTAAGACTTCTGGAGGTACATTTTACAAAAGAAATGTAATATACCCTGAAATACCCCGTCATGAAGACGATATATACGTTATATCTCAGTTTGGTGATAGGTATGATCTTCTAGCTAAAGAATTTTATAAAGACCCTGAGTTATGGTGGATTATTTCTTCTGCAAATAATTATCAGAAAGGTAGTTTAAACGTAACTCCTGGCGTACAGTTAAGAATACCTTCTGATAAAGATACAGCTATAAGCTTATTTGAAGAAATAAATCAAACCAGATAATGTCAAAAACAGCAAAAAATACACCAACGGGACCATCCCAAGAAGTTATAGGAGGCGGTTTAGCATCTGGAGTAATTAATCAAATTAAAGCTCGAGAAAATCTTATTTCTCAAAAACAAAAATCAAAAGAACATTTATTATTTTTTAATGGTAATGGAGCATGGGCAAGATTAGTATCTAGTGTAAATACTTTAACAGAAACTGAAGCAACTCAACTTGCTGAAGCTAAAGACGGTAAAAGTATAAATGCAGTAGTAGGAAATAAAAATCTTGCTTACGATAATGTACTAATGGGAGGCACCTTAAAACAAGGTACAGCTAACGACCCTACTTCTATAGGAGGAGGAGTCTCTACAGTTAATCACAACCCTATTAAGTTAGATAATCAAGGTTATGTTCAATCTCGAACTAGCGAAGAAGATAGTAATAAACTTAAAACCAGTGCTTACCATAAATACGACGGACTAGGATTTAGACCAGTACCCGGTATAGAATCAGTTAATGTAACTTCTAAAGGTACGTACGGTACTTTAAGGGAAGCTGAAGTAAAATTTAAAGTATGGGATTTAGATGATTTAGAAGTAATGAACGCTCTATACTTAAGACCGGGATATTCTGTTTTACTAGAATGGGGACATAGCGTACAGTTACAAAATGATGGTACTTTAAACACAAATATTACTACTTACAAAAAGTTTTTAAGAGATAATCTTGATGATCCTATGTTAACTTTTGAGAAAGATTTACTAAAAATATCTCAAGATTCTGATTACAATTACGACTCATTCGTAGGTTATATTTCTAATTTTAATTGGTCATTAAACGAAAACGGAGGATATGACTGTTCTATAAAAATTATAGCTAAAGGAACTGTTTTAGAATCTATAAAAGTTACTTTTGATCCTTCTAAAGTTTATCCGGCAGATCAAATGACTAGATTGAAAGATGACAAAGGACAAGAAGAAAGAAAATCTATTTATCATAAATTATTCCAAGAAATGCAATACTGGGTAGAATCTCCTTTACGTTCAGGAGGTTCTATAAATAGAGGAAATAGAGATGCAATTGAAAGCGGACAAGATGTTACAGGAGGTAACGAAAATTTGAACGCAAGTCTTTTTAGTAGTGGCTTTCAAGATTGGTGGTGGGGATCAGATGAAGTATTAATGTCTAACATAGATTCTCAAGTAGGAGCAGAAGCAACTATTAATGCAAATAATGAAGAATTCAACAAAAAAATAGGTAAACTTGCCGATGGCGATTATTTTTACTACGATGGAGACCGTTATTCATTTAAATCAGCTCAGACTCCTAATGCACCAGATACTTTAGCTTCTCTTGAAGAAGAGGAAATAGTTTCCTATTTAAATAGAGAATTTAAAAAATATGGTTTAGTTTTTGGTGAAGGAGAGATAGAAAGTAACGGTACATTTGACGATACTGCAGGAGATAATATTACTTGTGCAGTTCAAGGCTCTTCATCATTTAGAGGTGATCCTGATAATAGTATATACGTTGAAGTAGATAATGTCTTTGATGCTGACGATTATAGACAGACTTTAAGAATAATACAATTTATAATATATAATGCCCGTATACCAGATGAAGAATTGAGTGAAGCTCAACTAGAAGACAGACGAAGAAGGGAAGGAATCGCTGCTCAAAACGAAGCTGATAACAGGGCAGCTCAAATGGAAGCTCTTGCCAATAATACACGTCTTAAAACCAGCGGAGGAGATATTTTACCGGTATATACTAATAAAAATTTCGTAAGAGCTGAGGCTCAGCATCTAAGAGAAAATTTAAATGATTTTGTAGCTTTTAGATTAAAAGACTTAGAACTTAAAGATAGTGGTTTAGTTGATAATGATAATTTAAATGAATTTTGGATTCCTTTATATGTTGTTTTAGACGTATATAATAATTACGTATCGTTAATAGATTTAACTAAATCTTCAAGTCCAGGTACTAATACCCCAGGGAGAAAATTGACTCAATTTTATACCGGTTATCAAGATACTGATCCTACAGGAGATTATAAAAAAGTTCTTAAATATTTAACTACCGAAGATCATTTTTCTATTAATCCTATGCGTTGTATTTTACCTAAAAGTCCTAAATTAACTGTACTTTATGATTCTAAAGGTGAAAAAGTAAAATGGCCAGATGGAGGTACTGGTTACGGTGTAGGGGTAGTATGGAAAAATAATTTTCATTCAAACGTACAGGGTGCTTTTGCCCAAGGATTGATGCGAGGAGCTCCAGATGATATTCTTAATATACTATTACCGGTTCAATTTTTGAAAGATGAGTTAGATAAAATAGTTAAAGCTACTGAAGATTCTGATAAAAATGAAGGAAATAATGTAGTAGAATGGTTGAGAGTAATTCTTAAAGAAGTAAATAATGCTTTAGGAGGTATAAATGATCTTGATATGTTTTATGATGATAGAGACGATTTATTTTATATAGTAGATAGAAAAGTAACTCCAGCATTAAGAGATCTGATACCGGTTTTATCTCTTTCAGGTACTAAATCAGTAATGTCAGAAGTCAACATAGACAGTCAAATTAGTAAAGATATAGCTAATATGGTTTCTATAGCAGCTCAAGGTACTAGTGGTAACTCTAGCGATAATGTTCAAACTTTACTTAAATGGAACGCAGGTTTATTAGATAGGCATGTAAGGTTTAAAAGTCAAGATACTGAGGCAAGTAAAGTAGAAGGTACTAAAATTGAAGAAAGAGAAGCACCTGAAGACAAGAGGTTGAAAAGATGGGTTGAAGACTATGCTGATTTTTGGGATGAATTTAACGGTGAAGATACGTGGGATAATGGTGATTTTAACGCTGATTTAGTAGCTTCTATTAGTAATTATCATAAAACCTATACGCAAAAATATGTATTAGATGCATACTATAAAAACGCAGATGATCCGAAACCACCTCCAGGAACTATTCCTATTGAATTATCTTTTAAAACCATGGGTATAGGAGGTATAAAAATAGGTCAAGCATTTCAAATAGAACAAGGACTTTTACCAGCAAGATATGCTGAAAATTTTGGGTATATAATTACAGGTTTATCCCATGATATTGAAGGTAGTAAATGGACTACTAATATAAAAACCCAATTTTACAATATTAAACCAGCTACTGATGCTGAAGTCGAAGCTCATAAAAGACGTAGTAATACTGATTCTGAAGAATACGTAAGAACAGATAACAGCCCAGAATCTTCTGATGGAAATACAGGTCCTGTTGTAGTAGATCAAAGTGATCCTATAGATGGTACTACTTTAGATTACGATAAAATAAAACAATCGGTAGTAGCTAAAGGATTTGTATGGGATGAAAGAGATTATGCTATTAATATAGTAGGTATAAGAAATTACAGTGTAGTGGAAGGTGGTAAATTAAAAATGACTAATAAATATATAGATTTATTAACAATGTCATGGATTGAAAATGGTCTAAAAAAATCAATTCAATGTGCTGCAACAACAGTACCAGGTAAAAAATGGTTAAAAGACGGACACGAAAAAGACAAATATAAAAACGGTAGACTTGTTGCCAGAAAAGGAGATTTACTAAATACTACTTATGGTGCTGGTATTGTAAAAGAAGGTCAATATCCTGAAGTTTATAGAAGAGGTACACATAGAGGTTATAATGCTTTCCAACAAAAAGGAGATTTTTATGTTTATAGAGATAATAATAGAGATGCATTCTTTGATTTCGATAGTGTACATGGTCCTGGTAGATATTCAATGAATCTACATCGCTCTAAAGCAGGGGGTACAAGCACGTTAGTTAACGGTTTTTCAGGAGGATGTCAAGTATTAGCTACTGATGCTGATTTACAGACTTTTTTAAAACTTGCTAAACAACACGAAAACAAAACAGGAGAAAAAAGATTTATGTATACATTAATAACTTCAAACGATTTAGTATAATATGTACCTACCAAAACACCAGTATAGAAAAGCTACAGTTGAAGAAATAGAAGCAGTCTTTGCCCTAGAAATTAAAAAATTTCCAGTCGGTACAGCAAAAGATTATTTAGAACGTTTAATTACAAAACTAGCTGAAAATCCTTCAGCACAAGTAGTACTTACATCGTTCGGACAAGTTTTTGCTACGGAAGGTATAGATTTTGAAAAAGGAGATTTTAGTAAAGCTATAGAATTAAAGAAAACTCAATCACCTGCCGAGCAGATACAGTTAGGAGATGTAGAAAACCCTATTAAATCTATGAAAATAGGACCTACTTCAAAACAATTAAAAGAAGGTAAAATGAAAAGGTGTTTTTATAGAAATGAATCTACTGGGCAAGTAAAAGAAATATTTGAACCTATAGCTAGAAATAGAGCAAATTTTTTACAAAGATTTGAAAAAATTATTTGTATCGATTGGGAGGTGAAAGGTCCAGCAAAAGATCAATTAGTAAATGGTTACTTTTTAGAAGGTATAGAAACTAAAAATAAAAAAGTATTAGATCAGTTAAAAAAAGATTTACCTGGAGTAGAAGAAATCATCAAAAGTCCATCAGAATATGTAGTAGATACTCTTCCTGTTACCAGTACTAACCCTGTAGTTCAAAACGTAGGTTTTGATATTCCTTCTCCTGGTAAGACTATAAATGTATCAAAAAACAGTTATACTAAATTTACTGAAGAAAATATATTAACAGAAGTAAAAGAAAATTTATATGCTAGATCAGGTGAATTTTTATTAGAAGGCACTAATAAAGAATATGTAGGCCCTTACCATTTACATCCTACTAAAGGTCCTATGGTGGGTGCTAAACATATAGATGAACCTCATTCAAGATTAGTTCCTAGAGATAAATCTAAACAAAGAATAGGAATACAAAATATACAAACCGAAAGAAATCTAACAACTACAGGTCAATCAGGACCTGATCAAGTAACTTATACGCAAGGAAGCGGAACTAGTGGTACTCCTAGTACTCCTTCTAGTCCATCACCATCACCATCACCATCTCCTTCACCATCTCCTTCGTATTCACCATCTCCTGCACCTTCAGGAGGAGGGGGAGGCGGTTATTAGTTTGATATTTAAAATATTATTCTTATATTAAGAAAAAGGTTTTAAGTGTTTTATATAGTAGAAAAAGAATCTAAATTAGAATCATTAGAAAATTTTATAAGAGTAGGATGTTTTGTGCATGTTATATCTTCTAATGATTTTTATCACCCTAAACTTACTAATACTACAGCAGTCTATATTAGAATGTTAAATAGTAAGCATGGTTTTATTGTTCCTATTAATCATAGTGAAGGTATTAACGTAGATAAAAAACGTATCTTAGATATTTTAAATAAAGCACAAGTAATTTATACTTTAAATAAAAAAGAATTGTTATATCACTTTAATATACAGAAAGCTATAGATATTTCACTACTATATTCTATGAATTACTATAAAAAATTAGAATATAAATCTACTATTTCTACTATTGATTGGTTTTATAATAAATTTAGTCATAAAAAAGATATTAATACTATAATACCTATATCTAAATTGTATGAAAAATGCGAACTTATTTATGAATCTATTAGTAGTATTTTTGATAATATTAATATACCAGATGGATTTGATTTTTATAATAAATTAGCTACTAATGTATTTTTCTTAATAGAACAATCAGGACTAGGTATTTACTATGAATCTTTTAATAAAATGTTTCAACCACGTAATCCTTTATTTAATACTATTGATAATAAAGTATTAACCTCTTATAATTTATATAATCCAACTTCAAGACCTACTAATAATTTTAATAGTGTTAATTTTGCAGCAATACCTCATAATGAATTGCATAGAAAAAGTTTTAAACCTCAAAATGATTTTTTTGTAGAGTTTGATTTTGATGGATACCATTTAAGATTACTTGCTGAACAGCTAAATTACCCTTTAACTCAAGAATCAGCTCATAAACAGTTAGCTAAACAATATTTTGGTAAAGAAAAAATTACTGACGAAGAATATACCGAAGCAAAGCAAATTAATTTTCAAGCTATATACGGCAAGATACCTGAAAAGCATAAAAATTTAAAAATATTTAAAGAAATACAAGAATATATCGATAGTATGTGGAGTAAGTTTAACAACGATGGGTATATATCTAATACTCAATCAGGTAAGCAGTTTACAAACGAATTGAAAGATATGCATCCAGCTAAATTAATGAATTATATGATGCAATCGTTGGAAACTTCAAATAATATTATTATATTAAAAGATGTACTAGAGTATCTTAAAGATAAAAAAACTTTTATAGCTTTATATACTTACGACGCCATTTTATTTGATTTTAGTAAAGATGATGGTAAAGATACTTTAGAAGAATTACAAGAAGTAATGGAAAAACAAAAGAAATACCCAGTTAAATTTAAATATAGTACTAATTTAGTGTTATAGAACAGCTCAACTATTTATATATGATAACAAATACTATAAGTCCGAGGTTCGATTACGATATAGAACCATTTTTTACCAGTGAAGATATGAGTAATAAGCTGTTTTGTACTTTCTCTACCGAAGATGGCCTAGAACAAGTACTTTCTGATATACAAGAAAGGTATAAAATTATATATAATAAAATTTTTGTACTATATGCTAAAAGTCAAGATGAGTACATTTGTACTTATAATGTTGATTTTGGTAATGTAGGAGCTTTTTTGGAGAATACTATTTTAGTACATAGAAAAAAAGAAACTAATACCTTGTATACTATTAATGCATTAAATACATTAATAAAAGAACTGAACGGAGGAGTATTAGATACAAGTTATAGAATAAACTGGCCTGATTATCGCAACTGCGTACTTCTTACAAAAGGACCAGAACTTAAAAGAGTAAATACAAAGTTATATAAAATTATTGAGCTATAGTTGGCTATTTAATTTTTTATTACTATATTAATAATAAGTTATAATTTAAAAATTAGTTATATGGACATTAACGCAATCCGCGCTAAATTAGATGCGCTAAACAACAGCGGTCAACAAAGAGACAAGACCGATTATTCTGAAATATTTTGGAAACCACAATTAGGGAAACAAACAGTACGTATAGTACCTTCTGTTTATGATCCCTCTTACCCTTTTAAAGAATTAAAATTTCACTATGGAATAGGAAAATACCCTATGATAGCTTTATCAAATTTTGGTAAGCAAGATCCTATAGAAGAATTTGTAAAAGAGTTAAGAAAAACAAACGATAAAGATAACTGGTCGTTATCAGGAAAAATTTCTCCTAAAACAAGAATTTTTGCTCCTGTTATAGTTAGAGGAGAAGAAGATAAAGGAGTGAGATTATGGGGTTTTGGAATTACTATATATAAATCGTTATTAGCTTTAGCTGAAGACGAAGATGTAGGAGATTATACTGACGTATTAAATGGTTGGGATATGGTAGTTGAACAGAGACAAGGTAATCCTTACCCTGAAACATCAGTAAGAATTAAACCTAAACAAACACCTTTATCAGATAATAACGATTGGGTAGATAAATGGTTAAAAGAACAACCTAATCCTACAGAAGTATTTACTGAGTATGATTATGATTTTATCAAGAAGCAATTACAAAGTTATTTAGATCCTAATGCAGTAGAAGAAAATAGCCCTGCAGCAGGTTCAGAAACTCCGCCAGAAAGCTCAAGTTCTCAAAAAACTGACTTTACTTTAGAAACAGCTACTGCTGGCAATAAAGATACAGTTAGTAAATTTGATGACTTATTTAATGAATAAAAATGGCGAAAATAAAAGAAGTAAAAGCAAGAGCAACTGAGGCTGTAAGAAAGTCTTTCAATTTAAGTAATTTTAAAAAGAAAAAAGGTTTTTCTAATTCTTCAGTTAAATTTAAAGAGCAAGGATGGATACCTCTATCTAAAGCTTTTCAAGATATAACTTCCTTACCGGGTATACCTACCGGTCACATCACTCTTTTGCGTGGACATAGTGATACAGGCAAAACAACTGCCTTGATAGAAGCTGCGGTGAATGCTCAAAAACTGGGCGTTCTCCCGGTTTTTATAATTACTGAGATGAAATGGTCTTGGGAACATGCTAAAGAGATGGGATTACAGTTTGAGGAAGTTACAGATGAAAACGGTAACGTTACAGATTATGAAGGGCATTTTTTATATGCTGATCGTGGAACTCTAAATACTATAGAAGATGTTGCTGTATATATGGCGGACCTTATGGATGAACAAGCTAAAGGTAATTTACCTTTCGATATCTGTTTCTTCTGGGATAGTATAGGTTCTGTACCCTGTGATTTATCAGTACGTTCTAATAAAAATAATAACGAATGGAATGCAGGAGCAATGTCTACTCAATTTGGTAATAACTTAAATCAAAAGATATTACTATCCAGAAAAGAAAACTCTCCTTATACTAATACTTTAGTTGCAATAAATAAAGTATGGACTATGAAGCCTGAATCCCCTATGGGAATGCCTAAATTGCAAAATAAAGGAGGTATGTCTATGTGGTACGATTCTACTTTAGTTATCACTTTCGGTAATATTACTAATCCTGGAACGTCTAAAATTAAAGCAATTAAAGACGGTTTACAGGTTGAATTTGCTAAGAGGACTAACGTTCAGGTAGAAAAAAATCATATTGGAGGAGTACAATCTCGAGGAAGAGTAGTAATGACTGCACATGGTTTTATTCCGGACGATAAACGTGCAATTGATAAGTATAAAAATGAACATAAAGATCATTGGCTAAAATTAGTAGGTAGTATAGATTTTGATTTGATAGAAGAAGGAGATTTAGAAGAAGATAAAATTACAACCGGTATTTTAGATTAATGGCTGATTATTCTCATATACTAAAAAATCTTAAAGAAACCCCACCTAGAGAATTGAATGATCACATTCTAGTGATTGATGCTATGAATATGTTAATTCGTAGTTTTTCACTTCTTAAAGCGATGAATCCATCAGGCAACCATATAGGAGGTCTGGTTGGGTTTCTTCGCTCGTTAGGATATGTTACTAGAATATTTGATCCTACTAGAGTAATCGTTGTATGGGACGGTAAAGGAGGTTCAGGTAACCGACAAAATATAGATCCTAACTATAAAGCTCAAAGAGCTACAGCTCGAATAACTCACTGGGGTTTATATGATACCAGAGAACAAGAGCAAGAAGCATTAATTAATCAACTGTTGAGGACACAAGATTACTTAGATTGCTTACCAATGCAACAGATTGCTATGGAAAAGCTAGAAGCTGATGATATAATTGCATATTTAGCAAAACAAGCAGCTAGCAATAATAAAAAAGTTACCATAGTATCTTCAGATAAAGATTTTTTACAGTTAATTAATAAAAATATAGAAGTTTATGCTCCCGTAAAAAAGAAAACTTTTACTATAGATAATATTGTGGAAGAAATAAAAGTATTACCACAAAATTACAATATAGTTAAAGCATTATTAGGAGATAATTCTGATAATTTACCTGGAGTAAAAGGCCTTGGAATTAAGACCATTATTTCAGAATGGACTAGTTTTTCTCACGACGCCTTAGCTTCTTTAAATGATGTTTGGGATCATTGTGAGACTCAGATGGAAGGAGAAAAGCCTAAAAAAATATTTGCTAAAATTATACACAACTGGGATAGAGTATTAAAAAATTATGAATTAATGAATTTACATGACTCAGTGTTGGATGATAAAGAAAAAAATCATATATTAGATATTATTAAGAGTGATATACCCGACCTACAATCAGGGGCATTTTTACACCTTTTAGATCAAGATAAGATAGAAGGAATTACTAAAAATACTGAAGGTTGGTTAGAGAACTTTAGAGGTTTAACGGTTTTTAAAAAATAAGTTATAGATGACATTAAAAGCATTGAATCAGTATGGAAAAGGTTTCCAGCTGAAAGTATTGGGCTCTTTGCTAACAGATAAAAAGTTTCTTTTAAACGTTAGAGACGTACTACAAGAAGACTATTTTGACTCAGATGCACATAAGTGGATAATCAGTCAAATTATAAAATACTTTGACAAATATCATACTACTATTACTATGGACGTTCTAAAGGTTGAACTACAGAAAGTAGATAATGATATATTACAAATAGCTCTCAAAGAAGAATTAAGAAATTCATATCAAGCATCGCAAGACGACTTAGACTACGTACAAGAAGAGTTTACAACGTTTTGTAAAAATCAAGAAATGAAACAAGCTATCTTGAGCTCTACTGATTTACTTAAACAAAGTGATTTCGATGGTATTCGTAATAGAATAGAAAAAGCTATGAAAGCTGGTATGGATAAAAATATAGGTCATGAATATAATAAAGATATTGAAACTCGTTATAGAGTTGATTACCGTCCTACTATTCCTAGCCCTTGGCCTATCCTTAATGATGGTATTCAAGGAGGATTTGGACCTGGGGACTTGGCTATTGTGTTTGGTAATCCTGGCGGTGGTAAGTCGTGGACTATGGTTGCTATTGCTGCTCATGCTG